GTAGTAAGGAATCACATCAGAACGATGTCTTCTCTTTGCATTAATGAACATATTGTTAGTTTGAGGGTCATGGGTAGAAACGAGGTCGAATTTATACATCTTTATTGCAGAGTATTTTATCAGCCTTCAATTTGCCGCCTACTTAAATGGATTATGATACACCTTGGGATGATGTTCCTTTTGTTATAGAAGGGGGGGCTTTAAATAGCTATACTTCCACTGCATTACCAGAGATACCACATGACCATCATAATTTAATGACTAAATCTGACCACTCTGGTGGATACTCCTATAGCTATAGGTATAGAGAAATGCTAAGTAATGCCTTTAGCAACTATAGCCATATTAAGGAAAGTACTACTAAGAAGGATGCGTCCACCAATTTTACAGCAATAGCAGCTATTGGCTTGGCAATGTTATGCATAAACAGCTTTTTAATGAGATTAGTATTCATGATAGTTGCTGTTATTCTATGTTTTGAAATAGAATTACAGATTCCGGCAGCATCTGCAATTCTAGCCATATTCTTCTTTAGAGATCGCAATACGGGGCCTGCCAAATCCCTTCTCATACTGCTCTCTTTGGTTGTTATAATATATTATTATTGGTCATCACTTTTTGAGGGATACACTAATATAATCTGGTGGGTTAATGTTCTGATCTTACTATTGTGGGGTTGGTTAGTTGTTACTAGTAATACCAAAATGCACGCAATGAATCCCGGACAATCATTTGCTGCAGGAGGTCAAGAGACAGTTGCAGATATGCTTAGTACCGATTTTACTTACATGTAAAATCATGGCAGGAAGCCTAGAGGATGTTTGTATGGGTAATAATTTAGACCCGAGATGTGATTGTATTAATCCACCGAATATGATCAAAAATGTGTCCCGAAATATGCTTAGCCCATACTATTGTTGGTATGCGCCTTGTTTATCAAATACAACATTCAAAACACCAGAGATCTCTATTGGGCAAACTAAATGCCAGATAACAAACTGTAGTATAACTATTAATAAGATTAGCATTACGGGCGGAAAGATAAGTATAGAGAATAACTGCTCTAATCAGTTATTAGTAAGTGATGTTAATGTAGCTAGCAATATGGACTTGAAGCCTATTAAGTTTGATCTAAAACTCCCTGTGTATAACTTAAGTGCCACTCTGATAGTTCTATCGGCAAGTATTATGGCCATGACTATTATTAGCTAATTAGATGAAACTCCCTGTGTATAACTTAAGTGTCACTCTAGTAGTTCTATCAGCAAGTATTATTGAGATAAGTATTATTATCTAATTAGATGAAACTCCCTGTGTATAACTTAAGTGCCACTCTGATAGTTCTATCATCAAGTATTATTGAGATAAGTATTATTATCTAATTAGATGAAACATAAGACTAGTTCAGTGTCCAGTGGTTTAGCAGTTATGGGCTTAACGGACATATAATAAGAATTGTCTGACATTACAATCTCTATAGATACAAGTTGACTGATCTTACGGTAAGTTTTGATATAGTTGAGCGAGCTTATTTCAATGCGCTTAACAAGAGATAGCGAATTATTATGGTCGCCAAGCACTGGACTAGATATTACTAGTTTGTCATCAATAGCCTCAGATTTGAATGACATCATCTTATTCTCAACCGTAAGGACAATCTCTCTAGTAACATCCAAACAAGAGTTAATCATATACTCAAAAAGCTTGTGTTTGAAGACAGCGCATATTTTGACATCACTTACAATCTTTCTCTTGTACCTCATATAGTCATATATATACTCAGTTATAGAGGGGTGATTTATTACATAAGGCACAACAAGCTCCATACCTAAGCTAATATCAGATATCTTATTACCATCCGACAGACAGTTCCTAATTATGGTATATTGTGATAATTTAATGCTATTTTCTGATGTTAATAACCTACAACTATAATCTGACTCTGTAGTTATGGTTTTGGACAGTTTGTCTATCATTATGGTTATTATCTTATATATGTTGGCATTTGGATCATTTGGTATCACTGTGGCATCTACACTCCAGTGCATATAGCCCTCCAGCTTTGAAATCACAAATTGAATTTTTGAAGGATCATTAGTAATAATCATATTAACTTCGGGCTGAATAGTTAAAAGTGAATTAATAATATTTTTGAGTAATTGAGAGCTAATTTCTATCGTCACATTATTAGAGTTCTTTGCTACAGGATCTATATTCATTTAACATTTACACTCTAATCGTAAAGTAGGAAGAAATAATGGATAAACATTCAAAGAGTCTACCGCCAATATCAAATTTAAGTTCAGTCGAATATTATGGTATAGATGGCTTCCATCCAAGCATTAATGGCATGATTGTTAAGGTTTATGAAACCGTGTTTGGCTATCCTAAGTTTACCAGAACATATATTGACATGGATGATAACTGTGCACTAATGAATGAGAGCTTTATGATACAACTTAGAATGATGCCAATGCCTGCCATCTTTGGTGAAAAGATTAGCGATCTGGTAGTTACTAGAATAACTAGTCTTGATAATGCAATTAAGAACCTTGCTAAGGACACAGTTAAAACTAATGCTTATCCAATCGCAGTACTAAATTTGAATCTTAAGCCTAGGATGGGTGATACCGCCTATTATGTTAATTATAGTGACTTTAAGTATTATTTAGAGTATAACACTGGTGTAGTAGAGGTAGAGATACCTGAAGTGCTCAAAAGAATGTCTTTCATGAAACTTGATTATAGAATCATCAAGGAGAATAATAATTATGTGCCCCAGCCTATGAGAGTCAATATATTTGCTACGAGCGCCTGGAATAAGAAGCCATTATCAACTTATGCTAACCTATGCCCCTTTGTAGAACCTTCAGATGCAAGCGTAGATAAGATTTATGCTAGTTATGAGTGCCCTGAAATCTATGTAGTTGACAACCTGTTTCTGTCATTTAGCAACCCTATTTTCAAAGATAGTAATTCTGTGGTGACTAAGTTCGACGGTATACCTCAATACCAGTTGCTGTGTAAAAACACAAAAGAGTTGGTATTCCCATCTGTAATGTACTTGAAGATTCAAAACTGGGGCACATTGGACATTAGGAAACATATAATTGAGACCCTCAAGAATATTGTGAGTATGACCCAGGAGATTGTAAGAAACATACCAGAGGATGAGTCAGCAGTGACTACAGATTCGGGATACCATCCTTACAACTCTTTCATTAACTTTATGTCTAGCTTTGCACATACTATTAAGCCAGAGGACCCATATACTCTTGATCGCATCATAAAGATTAACGATGAGACTAAGGACTCTATCCATGAGTATCTAGAGATGATCTTTACAACTTTAGATTAATAAATGGTTGACTGTCCAATAATGTTATACAATGGTTATTATGTATTTCATACGGATACATATGAAGTTAATATTAACAATGAATACCAATATATGCTAATGTGTTATTTAAAACTGTTGCTTAATAATGGTACAAACTTAGGCGCAGTATTAAGGTTTGACAGTTTTATCAACGATAGAATCTATAGTCCAAATAGTCAGACACTGAGATACTATATTAACAATGTAATTACTAACTGCACAGCAAGAGATTTATTTGCAACATTTTACAAAGCAGAGATGAGAAGTATTCAAGGCTGTAAGATATCAAAGTGGTATCCTGTACTACTCGATTTTGTATTATTCTATAGCTCAGTTATTGGTATACTCACAACAACTCAGTTTAAGTATTCTGTTAAGTTTAATCCTTCAAGGCACCTACATACTTACCATTGGGATGTACCTGAGAATAATTTGGAGTCATCAAAAGCAGAGTATCACTTGGCTGTAATATCAAAACTTAAACATATGTTTATATATAATGACAATAAGCACATTGTAATAACAGGAGGAACTGGAACTGGTAAAACTGTTAACATGCCCAAGTTAGTTTTTTACTACTATCAGTACTTTTATGCATCTCTTAAGAATGAGAGAGAAAAGGCCAATAATAATGTTTTGTTATCTTTCCCTAGAAGGAAACTAGCAATTGATAATATTCAAACATATATAGCAGCACTTGGATATAAGAACTTTAATTCGATACCCTTTCAGATTAAGGTTGGTGACATTGAATCTCTAGGCAATCTGAAACATATTAATGATAGTCCCGAGATACCAACATTTGTTGTTGGAACGCCAGAAACACTATTCGAGACTGAGAGTGTTGCTATCCTTATTGTTGATGAGTTTCATGAGCACGATATCAAATCAGATATTTTATTATCTATTAAGTTCAGAATGAATATCCCATTAGTCGCACTAACAGCAACACCATCAAATGATGATAAATTATTGTTTAAAAAGTTTTTAGGTATAGACCTTGATAATGAAAGGGTATTGCTTGATAATTCGCATATTGATATTAAGTCAACCATGTCTTATCCAATCAAACTTATAAAGATTCCTATGACTAAGGATACTTATATAGAAGGTATATACAATGAGCTTGCTAAGCTTACGATAAATCCTGGTGAAGGTATACTTGTATTTGTGCCTACCTTGTCAATTGTAAAAATGATATGTGCTCACTTATCTGTAATTTACAAAAATTATAAGATCGTGCCATTTTATGCATATATAAGTAATACTAGGCATGGTGGGATGTTGTCTGCATCAGAGCAGATTCATATGTTTGAAATGTCACACAGATTACTTATAATTGCAACTGCTGCGGCCGAGTCATCTATAACATTTAAGACTCTAAAATATGTAATTGACTCTGGTATAGAGACTGTGGTTATTAGGAAGCCAAATAAAGATTATACCTATTACAAGTCGAGTCCTAGCTATGATTATATAAGCAAACAACAGTATATACAGAGAAGAGGTAGAGTTGGTAGAACATCCCCAGGCACTATCATAACCCTATATGATCCAGACTTACTAAAGAACTCAGATAAGACAATTATGGATGATAATCTGTTTAAGTTGGGTATTATTATGATTTATAATAACATTGATATCAATGATCTCTTTCTAGTTATTACAGAATCAAGGGTAGCAACATTAAAATCTGTGTTCGGATCTATAAATTTTTACTTAGGCAAATATTCGATAACTTTAGAGTCCCTAAGACAGATAAAGTTTAATTATATCAAAAACGTGGAATGGCCAGAAAGTCTTAAGTATTACTCATCAAGTATACCGTCTGATCAGGATAAGGAATCCTATAGTAAACTATGGGATGGAACACTCATAACAGAGGATAGTGTAAAGTCTGAATTTTTAAAGATATCAACAGCATGGCTAGTACCTTATCGAATTGTAGCATATATAGGAACCACACCGGAGAATATGGTTTTTAAGAATCCTTCTACTGAAGATATGATAGAGATTAATACAATAGACATCCATCCTACTGCATGGTATAGGCTATATACCAATACATTTGCAATGAGATCATGACACGTTTTTGTTAATCTAAATGGTTGATACTGTAAGTGCACTATTCTTAGCTTTTGGTATGGCAGGCCTGCTTGGCTCTATGGTTGTAGAGTATTGGTGTATTAACACTAGTGGTAAATTCAATGGTGAGGAATCTCCTACCAAATTCACTATGATTTTTAGAACTATTTGGAATTCTTTTAGCACAGTTATAAGCCCAGATGCACCATCCTTTAATAATGATCAGATGGTAAGAATGAGTATTGCAGCAGTAATGTTTACAGTAGTACTATTGGTGGGTTTTGGCCTTATGATCGATAATGTTACTTTAGGCACTACACTTATATTAATATTTGCTGCCGTATTAGTACTGCCCTGTATACCATTCGCTATTCAGCTAACGGTAAGATTGTATGGAAAAATAAGAGATATACCATGGTCAGCATCAGAAGCAACATCAGTAATGTCAGCTCAATAAATAGTTATGAATTTTATATCATTAATAGGATGTGTAGTTATAGCAGTAATATACTTACAAATATACTACATTATATTGCACTACTCGGATATAGAAACTTATGTTTCCAAGTATAGTAATTTTAGGTATGGTATTGATATATTACCAACCTATATTGACTCATCAACATATGATTATAATGATACAGTTTATGCTAATACTAAGCTTAAGAGAAGATGTGCACTTATGAATGGATCTTATGTGATAGTATCTGGGAATGGTTATGCAAGTAATACTAACAATCAGCTGTATAATTATGCGGCTCTCATATCTTGTGTAATAGCAATGACTGATACTTATGAGTCTATGGCTCTTACAAATCCTTGTCTAAACAATGCTAATTCTGCAGCCTGCCAACAGATGTTATCATTGCTTTAGAATATGAAAAGTAGTATCATTATTAATAACACATCCCATACTATTATTGAAATGATATCCCTAAGTCAGATTGTGGTACATAAGAATTTTAATCTGAATATAATTGATAAGCTAAGTAGTTTTCTGAAACCAATTAATGAGTATCTAGAGGATGAGTCTGGATTGGGCAAACGTATACAGCCTATGCCTAGCAGTCTGATACTAAGAGTAATGGAACAGGATCCATTGAGATGTAGAGGCATAATCCTTGGCATGGATCCTTATCCTAATTATGCAACTGGTATACCATTTGAGGATCCGGCATTCAGACAAATGTCTAATAAGAATATAGCCTCCCATATACAGGGAATCTATGGTATTGATAGCTCAACAGGTTGTAACTTATATGAGATGGCAAGATCAGAGAAACTGTTTCTAATGAATGCATCTCTAACATTACCTGTTACCGGAAAGAAAGAGTCCGGAGCGCACTATGATATATGGGAACAATTTACAACCGAATTGCTATCATATGTTATAACAGCATCCGATAATTTTAAGTTCATACTGTTGTTTGGCAAAGATAAGCATCTAGATAGTCTGGCTGACCATTTGCTAAATATTACAACTAGTAAGGCAATTAAGATAACATCATTCCATCCGTGTACTAGATACTTTCTACAACCGAACTCCAATGCAATGCAGGAGATTAACGCTTACATGAGGCTTATGTGTGAGCAGCCTGTACTATGGTTTAAGGCACTACAGAATAGAATACCATCATCAGAATATTATGATGAAGTTAAAGAGATTGAGGTATCAGTATCTATAGGCAAGTTAGTTAGCTATTGTAATGATATTGATATTGATGTACTACCTCTTGATGATTTTAACTCTGCTCTAGGAGACTCTGACATACACTTAACTAAGTATATTGTGGAACACTCAAATCTAATCTCGGGATTATATAAGCTATACAATCACTCTTTTGATAACTATAAAAGCACTATTGAATCTTTAAGGTCTAATAAGTCTGATGTAGTTGAGGCATTGCCACCAAAGGGATTAGAGAATGCTATCTGCTGTTATATGTATGATAAGAATGTAACCATCTATGTTATGTTTGTGCATACTGTGAATAAGATGAATCAACTTTACCACAGATCAATATCTCACTTTGTAATAGATTATTACTTTAAGAAGAAATTTAAGGACAAGATATCGTGTGGCCATTTTGACATGTCAGTTCGAGATCAGGACTATGTGCCACTTAATGCATATGAATGTATAATTGATATATTAGCCAGTAAGACACTTAACTATAACCACTCTGAGATGATCAGACAATTATCTGAGAAAGCAGTTGAAGGAGTTAATAATTTTAAACCAAAGCCTATTCAGGTAAAAACTAAGCAAGGCTTTGATGCCATAACTCCAACCGGATATAAGTTAAAGGTTATACCAGTTGATAATGAGGAACTATACTTCTCACCAATGTACTTGAACAAACCAAATGGTTACTCTTATGCTTCTAAGATTTACCTAATAAGACGTTTGTCGTCATCTAAGTCCGTAACTAAAACTATATCTATTAGAGGCCAAATTGACCCAATCTTTCTAGTATCATTGTACATGACTACCGACTATAAATATTCAAAAACAAAGGCAATTAATAGTAAGCGCAAAGATGGTATGCGCATCATAAGGAAATATCAAGATGATATACTAAATATGGTTGAACAAAATAAGTCAAGCATCTTCGATCTTGCACTTTGCTGTGTAGGTAGGATCACTAAAATAAAGGTAATGTCTCTGACAGAAGATTTAGTAATAGTATCCGATAATCCAATTGTAGTTAAATCCAGTAATCTTGAATCGGCTATCCATACAAAGAAGATATTACTAGATAGTTTGCTTGATAGGTATGATGAAGCACTAAGTACGAAGTCAATTGATACTACAATTAGTAAATTGAATCAGGAAATTGATGAGATGAATGATGCTTTATCAGTCGTAGAAGTGACAAATCAGATCTATAAATTATTATATGGACAACAATAAGATTATTGTAAGCACTATTAACGTTAAGTTTGATAATGATGAAAAGATACAGGATATGTGTATCGGACAGTCTAGGTCAGTTAATAGTAAGTCACAATCTTACTCAAATATTGCTCTGCTGGTTAGCAAATTGGATATGAATGGCAATAAGCCATCATTATCAGTTACAAACAGTAAAACATCTAACAACAAACACTCTAACAATGACGTGATAGACTATACAATAGACCATATCCTAATGAACCATAGTTTTGTTACAATATCAGAGATACAAAACTTACAGACCTATTTTATTGAGAAAGTATTGCCGATTGTACATATAACCAAAGCTCAGTTCGAGGGCATACAGGAGAAGTTTCAAAAGAATAACCGAGACAGATTCTTCTCTCACTTTATCTCTGGAGGTGGTGGTAGTATCTTCAAGTATAACAATTTAATCTATAAGATTTGCCCAACAGTAAGTATAGCCAACTCGCCTGCATCTATTGGAGAGTATATAATACCCTACACTATAGGAAAGATGTTCTCATCTAATGATCTCTTTAAGATGAAGCATTTTATTGTTTTGCCTTTATATGTAAGGTATGGTAACCTATCAAAACTTTACAAAGGGCTGTACAACTTGTATAAAATCTATGTGATGCTCTATATAGCTAACCCTAAAAATTACAAGGTTAATGTAGAAGATCTTATGCATATTAATTCAGTAGATATACCTAATGATACAAACATAATTTTGAATAGTAATAAACTATATAATATTACTCAAGTTGTAACCATAGCTCTTAATCTTCATGTTTATCTCGGAGACGGGTTTAGTAGCTTTAGTAGAATGATAAACCACATTATTAACGCGAGTCTGCAGAACGGCTATGTAATTGTATTTCCTTTAGCAATTGGATCCGCAAATAAGTTATCAATACAGATGCTTAAGGACTATTTTAGTGATGAGTCAGCAGATTATAACAAGTTGCTAACAGATCTGAGTTTACAGTTAGTGTTTCAAGTATTATTGTTTTACTATGTTATTCTTAAGTATAGACCGAACTTTGCCCATAGGGATCTTAAGCTTGATAATATATTAATAAGATCATTACCTTTGTTAAAGATTAATTTTGATATGGATATCAGAGACTTAAAATATAGGGTTGATATTAATTCATCATTTACATTTGCCATTAATGATTTTGAAAGATCTGAGCTAGTATCAACAAGTAAAACATGGACTCAAGATCTTGAGTATTTCTTTTACTCGATATCTTATTATAGGAATCTTAAGTTACCTAGCAGCCTTATTGATATATTTCCAGCCAGTAAAAAATGGAACAACTCATCTGATGGTCTTAAGATTAGTTATTCCGATCTGGAGAACGTTTTGACTGGATCAATATTCGCTAAGTTTATTAAGAGAGTAGACATCTAGGGTATGGCCAGCTTAGCATAGTATATATAGTATACAATACCCCATATGATAACCGGTATAGCTATATACTTTGATATTCTGCATATTATGACGATAACCTTCAAGACTGGATTAGCATTACTCTCCAGCTGTATAATCTGTATAAGGTTGCGGCTAAAGCTCCAGTGCTGCAGATAGCCGTAGAATACTCCAATAACAGAAAATACACACAATAGTATGAATATGATTCCAAGTACTACAATTAGGATACTCTCACCTGTACTACTTCCCATTTAACATTGCAGAAGATTAGTATCTAGTGCCGTATCTCAAGCAGGTACGGGTACTCTAGAATGGCAACACCCTACCCTGACTATCAGAAATTGAATAGATTTAAAAACTGTATTATGAATAAAATTGAAATTATCAATTAAAACTTATAACGAGTTCTAATTCAATTGGATTTTTATACAGAAATGTCAAAAGTAATATTCCCAGTAACTGAGCCTGATACATATAAGAAACTTATGTTGATGCAAGATGCGATTAATCAAATTGAGACCACTTATGATATAGTAGATCCTAAAAACCCAGTAAAAAGTGAAAAGTGGATTGATGATAATTATAGTGAATATCTCAAATACATGAAGGAGAGGGGGATTCCTATCATTAATATCAATAAGTCTATGGTATATGGAACTACCTTAACAATGTATATGGAGCGAAATAACATATCCATACCTGTGGAAGTTATCAGTACTAGACTCAATAAGATTCCAAATGCTGATAGGATGATTGCCAATCATCAGTTTAGAATTAAAGAAGGTGATCCATCCATGTATATGACTATAAGAGCTATACTTTACAATATCCCAATATTTAATCGACAGGCGCCTCTGAAGATCTCAACACCAAATCAGAAGATTACTGGTTATGATCTTAAAGATAGAGGTATTCAAGTTAATGGATTCTATGATATTATGACTGATAGTACTAAGACAGATATATTGTTGCAGATGCCATTAGGATACCAGGAGATGAAGGTCAGAATGTCAAAGGAGATGGCAATACCAACTGCTGAAGAGTGGGACAGTATATACGCACTTAAAACTCATGATTACAAATATAAGACTCAAAAGGGAGATACTAAGGATATTAAATTCCCTTGGTTTCCTAATGGTGGACCCTTTGTTAATCTTAAAATATCTTCAGTTAAATTAATATTATCACCTAATAATCCAGAACATACCAGAATAGAGATGTCCTTTGTCTTTGATGAGTATCTGATACTCAATGCGCCCAATAGAACATATATTAATACGTTTGCTGGTAATAATATTGTATCTCTAGTTGATATTAATCTTAATGATAAGTTTCAAAGTATGGCAGTTGATGCACCAGAGCCGCCAAAGTCTAAACCTAAGACAAAAAAGGTTATTCAGAAGTATAGCGAATCAGAAGAAGAAGAGGAACCTGTGAAGGGCAAGCCATCTAAGTATAGTAGATCACCAGATACTAAAAGCAATTACATAGACTATGAGAAATCTGATGAAGAAGAACGCAAAATACCAAAGGTAAGCTCTAAGAAATCACCTGCTTACCATGAGGAGAGAATAGATAGACGTAAGAGAGAACTGTATTAATAATATGGAGATAGATATATGAAATTTTATTGTAACTATAATTAGAACGAATCAATGGCATCCCAAATAGTAGCTCTAACCCATTCAGATCATATTAAGAAGAATGAGAACATCTACATTGGAGATACCTCACCTAAGATAGTACTTTGTTATAACTTTGATACATTCAGCCTAAGAGAAGTATGTGCAAAGCAGTATAAGCTGATAAGTGAGATAATACATAATGCGTTTGATCATGCGCTAAATGATACCACTAACGGCACTGTTTATCTTAAACTAAAGCCAGGTAACGATGAGATAACAATAGCTAATACCACATCAAGACATGTAACTGAAGATTCTGTTGTCTATGGTGAATCTAAGCAATCAAATTTATTAGACTTAATATTAGATACTATACATACATCGAGTCACTATAATGATAAACACTCAACTGCAGGTCTCTTTGGTCTTGGTCTTAAGGTGGTCGTATCGTTGGTTTCTAAGGTTCAAATTACTATTGACGATACTTATAAGCGGCATACAAAGACTTATCAAAACTCTGAGTTAATTGAGAACAATCTTACTGAGTCATCATCTAAGAGACCAATATTTGAAGTTAAGTTAACATCAACTATTGATCATGATGCAGTCATTGGTATTGTTGTTGAGCAAGCAGTTACTGCATCCATGGCAAGAAAAAGAAATAAGATCATTATAAGCATAGACAATGATAAGTATGAGATACAAAGTAAGTATACTGCTAGTGATATTATAGGATCATACTTTACAGACCAAGTATACGAGCTTATGGAAACTAGAGTTGAATTTGATGATGGATTATTGGCTAATGCTATAATTGGCATTGGACCAATTGTTAGAGGATCTAGAGAAAGTAGATTTATAGTTAATGGTGTACATACCCTGAGTAGTAATATGATTACAGTATGCTATGAATCTATACTTAGGCAGTATAAGCAATTATACCCTCAATCATCAGTCAGCGTAGCAACGATTAAAACAAAGCTCAGAATAATAGGTATGAGTGCAGGATGGAAAGATCTAAAGTTCACATCGAATGATAAGGTTAAGTTGTTGACTAAGGTAAGATTAGTAAAGGATTTGTCAATATCAAAGGAATTAATCGATACAATTGAGTCAACATTAAGAGTAGGTCTGATGAAGAAGCTATTAAACGGCATTAACCTTAAGAAGACTAAGGAATACAGGCCTCCATCAAAGAGAACTGTAATGCTCTGGATAGTAGAGGGGGAAAGTGCAAGATCAGGTATTGACATTGCCATTAACAGAAATGTATCTGGAATCTATGTACTTAGAGGTAAGACTCTTAATGCAGATAAACATGAGTCTAAGTTGGATACTAGTAACCCGATACTCATACTAAACAAGATACTAAATCTTCTTGATAATAAGCCATCGACTTATGATAAAGTGATAATAGCTTGTGATCCTGATCCTGATGGTTATCATATTGTTGGACTAATTGTAAATTATTTATGTCGGTATGAAGCGATCATCAATAAGATCTATGTTCTGATGTTGCCTCTCTACAAGGTAATTGGGAACTCAAAGAAATCAGAGATATACTACCATGTGATGCCAGAAAATCAGCCTATAACATCAAACGTAAAGTATTTCAAGGGATTGGGATCGTATTCGTCACAGGAGATGAGACATCTGTTAAAGAATAATGATTATGTTTACAAGATCACGGATGATTCATCTAGATACTATGATCAGTTTAGGGCATTCTTTGCTAAGTCTGCCTCAATCAGAAAGGAGATGTATAATCAAATTGACCGTAAGCCTTTGGTCTTAGTAGATAACAAAATCACTTTTGAGTATCTTTGCCAGATGATGAAAAGATATATGGTTGTATCTCTTGAGAGAGCAATCCCCAAGATTGATGGTTGTAATAAGACTAGGAGAAAGGTTATATTTGGTAGCTACGATTATAAAAAACAAACTAAGGTTAATGTACTTGGAGGCCACATTACTGAGAAGACCGATTATGCTCATGGTGATGTATCACTACATAATGTTATAATTAGTATGGCTCAGACTTACCCTTGCTCTAACTGGATCAATCTAATGACTGATGAAGGTGCCTTTGGATCAAGACGATGTAAGGGTCAAGATGCTGCTAAGGCCAGATATCTATATACATGTTTGACTAAAAATGCTAGACAGATATTTAATGATGATTACGTCGGAGTAGTTAAGATGACGGAGGATGGTGAACCAGAAATGTACTTACCAAGATACCCACTGTTGCTTATTAATGGTGCTGTTGGCATTGGTGCAGGGTTTTGTACTTTAATACCACCTCATAAACCATCTGAGGTGATAGAGTATTTGAAATCATTAATATCTAAAAATCCAATACCATTACCGAACCCTATGTATCGAGAATATCGAGGATTTATAACAATTAAGTTCAATGATGATAAGGAAGTTATGACACAGCATGGTAATGCCAAGCTATTAGTGAATGGTATGCTTAACATAACAGAGATACCACCATACCATTCAATTGAAGCATATATTGAGTGGCTCAAAAAGAATGAGATTAGCTTTATTAATAACTCTTCGCCTAATTTAGTTGATATTCTAATTCAAACTGACTGCAGACCAGATCAGGAGATTGGATACTGGGATTTGCTTGAAACTAAAACATCTGAGCTTGTAGAGATGATACTACGTTCACTGACTCATGATATTACCATCAACTGCACTATAATCCACAAGGATAGGGTTTTAAGTCAGACTAGAGAAGAGTTGTTCTCATTTTGGCTTAAGTCCGCAATATACTACAGTAAGAAACTACAGGCGAGACAGATTGAGAATAATGAGAATAGTATTGATTTTGCCAATTGTAAATTGTGGTGTATATCTCAACTAATGTTAGTTGAGTTTAACACCATAAACTCTACTGAGAAACAGTTGGCTTATCTTAGGGCTAAATTAGAATCTGAGGCTACCTCCAATATGATAACCGCGATGAGATGCGATTATAGGATAAGCCAGCTTACAGAGAAACACATTAATCAGATCAAAATGGAGATTGATGATCTATTAAAACTTAAAGAGTTATACATGCTACCTGTTGAGGTATCATTAACCAACTTATGGGAATCTTTAACTGTGGTTAATTAATGGTTCTTTTATAATCTACTTTCTCTGAGTTAATGTGATTAAGTAACATATCAACATCAATAAACTTTTTAAATACATCGTCTATAATATTATTTTTATTGAGTTTACGGTTAAAAGATATGGGTGTGTTCAATGATACGGTTTGTAGTATTTGAGTTATATTAGCATCACGTAATGCCTTGTTAATTG